ACCGCACCAACTGGAAGGTTGGAACTTCGCACTCGTACCGTGCGCCTTTATTCTCTTCGCTCTTCACTCAGGAGATATCCACCAGACTACTGCTACCTTCGATCGGGTTCGATCGGGTGCGGAGTACGGATTGGGATAAAACCCTCATCAACCTGTCAGGGTTGGGCGACCTTTTGGGAGGCCTCGAATCTGAGGGTCTTTCACCATTCTTTATAACCTATTTCGTTTGAGGGTCCCTTCCTTTGCGGCTCATCAGGCTATTCTCGGTCCGATCGGCTCGCTTCCCTCCAACTCTGTTACCGTTTTCACTTCGTTCAATCCTCTTTCCATCAGCTATGATCACTGCGAATCTGTCGTACATCATCCATGTTAATTTAAGGCTGAGATCGCTTGGGCAGTGGCCTACCACGGGTACTGACTATGGGGTTTCTCAACTTAATGATACTGACCCGGCGCCCAGGATTCCGCTGTCGACGTACCAGAGCAATACTTTCCCCCGAAGGTACTTGGTATCACTCACTCCTTGATCACTCCAACCCGATCGTTGCATACCCGGATGCGGAAGCCCTAAGGTTCCGCCGACCGATAAATCGGCTCCCGATCGTTAACACGCAAGACTTGCATCATCGACTTACAGAGACATCCGTAACGGAGGACACTCAGATCCGGCGGCAACTCGGCTAGAGTTGACATTGCTTTCACTTTCCTACCTTTACCGTCTTTACCTCCCCTCTATTCTACTTTAAGCATCCGTTTCCATTTACCACCTTCTCTACACCTCCTCTATTCTCACAGCAGGGCGGAGCTCTGTCCCTCATTGATTCAGAACAGCTCGCCTGCTATCGGGTGACAGGTCACCCCTCTATTCACAAAGGACTCGATCGCTTGGTCACCTCAGTCCACATCTTAATGTAATCCTCTCTTATATTCTTGTCAATCGAGGACCCTACACGCAAGCTTGGCGTATGGTAGGACACACTAGCAGACGGCTTATCAGCAAACTGCGAGGTACGGATCCTGTCTGTCATATCCATGAGGCGAGTAACCTGTTCCTCAGGACACATTTGATATGTGATTCCAGACATTCTTTTTAGCGAAGAGTAAGAAAGAAAGATCCACGGCGGAGGTCGAGCCGTGAGAGAAAGGGGGGGAGGATAATTGAGTACTCGAGGTTTCTCCACTAAAAGCACGCAACTTAGTGAGAGATATGGACTAAATCCTGGATAGGTCTTGAAACGCCTTCTCTGTTCAGAGAGCAATGTATCTGGATACTTAGCCAGAACGTATTCAAGTAAGACCCTAGGCCACAGGAAAGTCCATTCAGTTCGAAAACCTAAGTACTTGGTCCGAGGAAGGGGAGTGGTGTATCGTTCTTTTTTCGTCTGATAAAAGGTCGGCCGGTCGACCTGCATTTCGAGAGGGGTGACTTTCTTCCCTGTCCAGTATCTTACCCTTTCCTTCTCTATGCCCGCAATGGCTAGGTGTATAACATCAAGATACTTCGCGACAGGGGGTGGACCCTGGACTTGCTCCAGGTTTCGATCCACACGTGTGATCACACCCCGCTTCTCTTTCTTTTCAAGCTTTTCTTCATCAAATCGAAATCTCGCTGCCTTAAGGGTAGCTGGCCCCTGGAGGGCGAGACGACGAAACCATTTTTTCTTCACAAGGTGTCTTCTCCAAAATTTGTCGAGGTTGGAAAATGCGAAACCTTTGACTTCAATCTCATGTCTCATGACAACATTTACTATCCATTGCTGGACAGCGGGTTTGAATGTTTTCACTTGAGACAGGATTCCTGTCAATATCTCGCCGGGCTTGTTGTTCCGAGGTGTTAGGAAAGAGAGTCCTGGCTTAGCGCACAGGCTCTGTCTTCTTATATCGAAGGATTGCGAGTTCAAGTCAATCCATCTGTTGGAAAATTCGGTCTTGTCTTCGTTTACTATTAGACCAAAAAGGGAGGTAACGTGCCTCCACTTCATATACATGGCTTTGCTGCCTGGAAAACAGCAATCGTCACCATTGAACCTTCCAATTCTTTTCACATTCATTCCATACACTTCTTCACAAGCGATATCATGGCACGCCTTGTTTAAGATACAGAGCAGAGGAAATGACACAAGGTTACCCATCATCGACCCCCTATTGATGGGAAACTTCTCTGCTATCTTACAACAACCCACCTGGTATCGTAGACTCCGGAAACTTGAGACAAGTGTGGTCTTCTCACTTTCCGTTAGGTACGGATCTTCTGACAGTACGTCGACGATAGCCTCCACAGCAGGTAAATATATATTGTTAGTGGCCTCCTTATAGTCACCACTAATAACCCACTCTTTTGACATTTTTGCAGCGTCGGAAACTGCCACGAAGTCCTCCTTCCTCACGTCACCGCGGACAAGCCAATCGAAACTAGAGAGATGGTCGTAAAGCGCATTATGCACAGGGCGGAGAGTTCGCTTCACACGAGCACTCTGCATTGTCACTACGCGATGCTTACCTTTAGTTTTCGCAACACCGAGACGCACAAGGGACGAATCCCCTGCACATTCCGAGTCCGAAGTCCCAAGGGTACCTCCCTCACCCATTGTTGTTTCTAGACACCCCTGCGTGTCAGGCACGTACACATCCGCTGATGTGATTGGTTCGACAGCGTCCTTGCGACACTGCTCCAACCTCTTTCCCCACCCACCCGTGAGTTCCCTCACATTTCGTTTCAGGCGTTCGGTATAGAGCTGAGAGATCAAATTGCCAAATACGGGATCCTCATCAACCCTCGCCATCCACTCCTCCGAGGCTTTGTTGGCCGCCAGCAGGTCACAACCGAAACAGGGGACATCGAAAATTCTGTTACAACTTTTAATCGTCGCATCAAACTTTCTGGCACGTCTGCCATTTCTCGTCTTTGTGAGCTTTTCTTTCAGCATGGAGCTGGCCTCCTTCCATCTTACCCTTATTGTCGAGCAATCCACTTTCCCTTTTCCAGGGAAGTCGGATACATCATACGTGAGATCGAACTCGCGACATATGATGGTAATTGCTCGTCGAAGGGCATCTATCAACGACCCTCCTGCAACGCAGGGGGCTCCGAGACTGGTGTTCCGTAAGATGTTTTTACCCATCTTGAATTAGTCAAAGAACTAGTCAAGGGCACGACTCCTGAAAAGGG